TTATTCAGCTTTTACAAAATCATAAATAATTTCAGCCGCCTTTTCAGAAGCATTGCCACCTGCCGATAAAATATTTTTCAAATCCGTATAGTCTTGTTGCAATTGTTTTTTTCTTTCTTCATTATTCAATAACTCATTTAATTCCGTTAAAAGGTTTTTTACAGTTAGATCGTTTTGAATTAATTCTGTTACTACTAACTTATCCATGATCAAATTAACAAGAGAAATGTATTTTATTTTAACCAATCGCTTTGCAATCTGATAACTGATGTTGCTTCCTTTATAACAAACAACTTCAGGCACAGCAAACAAAGCAGTTTCTAAAGTAGCAGTGCCGCTTGTAACCAATGCAGCTGTGCTTTGCAGCAATAAATTATAGGTATCATTTCTTACAGAAGAAACATTTGAATAAGCCGATAAAAAAGTTTCGTAAAAACTATCATCCTGTGCAGGAGCTTTGGCAACAATAAACTGATAATCGGGAAATGATTTAGCCACTTCCAGCATGATCGGAAGTTTTTTTGCAATCTCTTGTTTTCTACTTCCGGGCAATAAAGCAATAATAGATTTGTCCATGGTCAATGGTCTATGGTCCATGGACTTTTTTCTTTCAATTTCTTCCACCAACGGGTGCCCAACATAATCAACTTCCCAATTCCATTTTGTTTTATAATAATCTTTTTCAAAAGGAAGAATTACCAGCATTTTATCAATGCACAACTTCATTTTCTTTACACGATTTTCTTTCCATGCCCAAACTTGCGGAGAAATATAATATACAATTTTAAAGCCTTGTTGTTTGGCCCATTCTGCAATACGTAAATTAAAACCGGGATAATCAACTAATATTAAAACATCAGGTTTGTATTGCAAAATATCCTGCTTGCAGAATTTGATGTTACGTAAAATGGTTGGTAAATTAGCAATCACTTCTATAAAACCCATAAAAGCTAATTCTTTGTAATGCTTTACCAGCGTGGCTCCTGCGGCTTGCATTAAATCGCCGCCCCAACAACGAATGTTGGCTGCTGAATCTTTTTTATGCAGTTGTTTAATAAGATTGCTCCCGTGTAAATCTCCGCTGGCTTCGCCTGCTATAATATAATATTTCATTGCTGTAAAGATACATTACCGCCAATGAATGTAATTTTTTAGTAATTATGTTACCGGCAACAGTATTTCATGGAATCTTCGTTGTGTCACTCACTTGTACGTTTGTTTTTTATAGCAACAATAAAACATCAGCACACAACAGGATGCCCGATTTTACAAATCATGTAAGTTGCATTGTCAATAAATTACTTGCCTCGAATGAAAAAAAATATTCTACTTATCATCTTATTTCTTTTACAATTATCAATCGCTTATTCCAATACTTATTATGTTGCAGTTAACGGCAATGATGATAACAATGGAAGTAAAGAAAAACCTTTCGCCACTATTCAAAAAGCACAAACAATTGTACAAGCCGGTGATACTGTTTATTTGCGAGGTGGCGTTTATCATCTTGCAGAATCTCAAATTGCAAAAAAGCAAAACATTTATGCCTGCGTTACTTTTTTAGATAAAAGCGGAACTGCGGGCAAATACATTCATTACATCAATTATCCCAACGAAATTCCCGTGTTTGATTATTCAAACATTAAGCCGGCAGTTTTGCGGGTGGCAGCTTTTTATGTAACAGGTTCTTACATTCATTTAAAAGGTTTTGAAGTTACAGGTGTGCAGGTAACTATTAAAACACATACACAATCCGAATGTTTCGAAAACCACGGCAGCCATAATATTTACGAACAATTAAGCATGCATGATGGAATGGCCATTGGGTTTTATTTATTAGAAGGTTCAAATAATTTAATACTCAATTGCGATGCTTACCGCAACTGGGATTATTTTTCAGAAAATGGAAGAGGCGGCAATACTGATGGCTTTGGTTGCCATCCACGGGAAGGAAGTAAAAACAATATTTTTCGTGGCTGCCGTGCCTGGTTTAACAGCGATGATGGTTACGATTTAATTAATGCATCTGAAGCAACAACGTTCGATAATTGCTGGGCTTTTTATAATGGCTTTAATAAAGATTTTGTAAGCGAAGGCGATGGCAATGGGTTTAAATGCGGGGGTTACGGACTTAAAAAACTTGGCAATGAAATTCCCAATCCTGTACCGCAAAATACCATTCAATTTTGCTTGGCAGTTCGCAACAAAGCCAATGGGTTTTATGCAAACCATCATACCGGCGGCAATAATTGGTACAACAATTCAGCCTATAAAAATTCTACCAATTACAATATGCTTAATCGGTTAATAGATACATCGCAGGATGTTGCAGGCTTCAATCATATCATGTATAATAATGTAGGTTACAAAGGCGGCAGAGAAACACAAAATATAGATATTGCCAAATGCGCTTTAGGAAATAATTATTTTGATTTGAATTTGCACGCAACCGATGAAGATTTTATCAACCTCGATGAAAACCTGTTAACAGCACCACGCAAAGCAGATGGAAGTTTGCCCGATATTGGTTTTATGAAATTAAAACCTAACAGCAAGTTTATAGATAAAGGAAAAAATATCGGCTTCCCTTTCACCGGCAAAGCACCAGATTTGGGAGCGTTTGAGTTTGTTAAGTAAATATTTTGTTACCGGCAATAAGTTATAATGGCATCTTCGTTGCGTCGCACTCTTGTATTTTTTGTTTTCATATGAACAAAAAGTAATGACTAAATTTTTAGTGCTAACGAGATAAATAAGGGCATAAAATAGAGATGTCCAAAGGGTAAAGAACAAAAAAAGCCCGAAAATGCTTTACTGCATTAAGTTTCACAAAAAAAGCCTGATTTTTTAATTTAAAACGAAATGTCCAAAAAATTGAAAAAAGCCTGAATTTGGTTTAATTATGATGGCTTTAAAAGCAAAACAGCCTAATAACACTATAACAATACCTTATTGTAGCCGTATAATGCCTGTAAATATTGATTTATAGGCATTTTATTTAAAATAGCAAAGATAGATTTGAGCGTACTTTAAAAGCGATTTTAAAGCTTATTTACAAAACACAAAAAGAACTTAAAAATGAGTTGGGGATGCAGTTGGAGATGCAGTTGGGGATGCAAATTTGTGTTTTTTAACACACATTCGTTACCATATAAGGGTAATAAATGTAATAGTTAGTACAAGATTATGCGTATTAAATACCCTATAAGGACAAATTATATTTTTATTAAAAAAACGTGAAACACATAGCCGTATTGGATTGTATAGAAAATTGATGAAAAAGTAAATTGCAAAACGTACATCTATCGCACCTATTTAGGTACAAATGGAACATCACACACGCTTCTTTAACCATCCATGTATGAGCCAAAGGGATTTTATTTTGTCTTTTGAAATTGAAAAATCATCATACTCTGTGGAATTTTCGGAACGTAATAAGAAATGTGTATCGGCCCTATTTATATCTTTTCGTATATACTTTAAATACTTACGCCTATTGTGGCAAACAATGCCATAAATCTGCCCGTATTCTAAGCCGTCCTGCCACCCATCTTCCTTTGTACCAAAAAGAATATCGCCACTATAAATTAATTTCTCCATACTGTTATTATAAGTGCGAAAAGCTGTACAGCCGTTAAACTCCGGTATATCCATTGTATAAGTTGGTTGCACAGTGAAATTATCTTCGTAAAATTCTATATCACCTGCTGCAAAATCAAGGTCGTAAAATTTAATAAGACTGCTTTTATTCAGCTTTCTTTTAATGCGCTTATTAATTGGTGTTTTTATTAATCCATGTATTGGCTCAGATACCATATTGAGATTTGGATTATGTTTTATCATTTCACCATTCCCTGTTATTAACCAATCTGCATTTAAATAATTAAATAAAGACAAAATTTTGGCTATTTTTTCTCCCCCTAATTCTGATTTTAAACCAATTCCCTTAAAATTAGAAGCGGATATTTCAGTTTTTTCAAAAAAACTTTCTTTTGTAACACCAATATAATCAACGAATTGTAATACACGCTCTTTTATGGGAGATAAAATTTTGTCCATTTTATTTTGCAGTTTAAATTTTGACTATTAATATTGCTTTTGAAAAGTAAAACGAAAAGAATAATGTCTAAAAGTAGGACTAATAAAAGAGATAACAAAAGAGCCGAAGCTATTAAAATACTTGCTAAGCAATTCGACTGCACCCCTGAATTTGTGCGAATGGCAATAAATAATCCCAATTATGATTACGGCAAATCAGATGCTATAAGAAAAGCATATAAAGAAAAATACAATCAATTAAAACAAATACTTAGTTGATATGCCACACCCTTGGAATAACATAATAGTTGTTACTGCTGATGAACTTGTTCCAAAGTTCTACAACACACTATCTACTCTTCGTAGCGAAATTGACCGGTATAAAAAATTTGAATACGGCATAAAAAAGGTTCGCAGAGGTGGTAACGGTGGCAAAATGCTAATTGCCTTTGACAGCTTGCCGAAAGAAACACAGGATGTTATAGGCGATCCACGTAAGGTTAAAAATCCTCTCGACCTTTTTTATAAAACAGATGCCACGGCTGTTATTTTTTATAACACATTCAGGTTTGAGGATAACACGGCCCTATCGCTAAAACATATTGAAGAATATGTAACCAACGCTTCTGTTTTACGGGCTGCTATTTTATTAAAACAAGCACGAGAACATGAACGCAAAACAAAAGGGGGCAGTTGCAAAGGAGTAATGGCTACAATATGTAACGATGTTATCAACTTCAATAAATCGCTTCAAACAAACTTCAATAATACTGCCCATACATTGCCAGCCTCTGAAAAGAGGTTTAAAGAAACTTTTAAGGAATTTGAAAATGGCTTTAATTATTCATCATTAATAAGTGGTAAGCTAAAAAATGAAAACAGAAAATTAGTTACCGATGAATTACTGCAATTTTTAAACGACTTGTTTGCGACACAAAGCCATAAGCCTACACGCACAGAAGTTGCGAAACAATATGATAGTTTTTTAAGCGGATATATTGAAGTAATCAACAATGAAACAGGAGAATTATATGAGCCGAAAAACTTTAAACCATTATCTGAACAAAGCGTAATTAATTACCTGAATAGATGGGAAGATAAAGTAGCGACACACCGCAAACGTAGTGGCGACCGGCAAAAATATATGGGCAACTACAAGCCTTACCACAGTTTAGATAGACCACAATATGCAGGTAGTATTATTTCTGTTGACGATAGGCAACCACCATTTAAGTATGATAACTTAAACAACCGTGTTTGGTTTTACAATGGCATTGATTTAGGCAGTGAAGCATTTGTTTGTTGGGTATATGGTAAAAGCAAAGAGGGTATTATAACAGAGTTTTACCGCCAGTTAATTCGCAATTATGTAAGCTGGGGCATTAACCTGCCTTTTGAAATTGAAGCCGAGAGTAATTTAAACTCATCCTTTGTTAATACATTTCTTAAACCTGGTGCAATGTTCAATGAAGTTAGGATAGAAGCTAACAATGCACGTGGTAAAAGGATTGAGAGATACTTTGGCAACTTACGTTATGGTACGGAAAAACAACGTGAAGGATGGTTGGCCCGTCCACATGCGAAAAGCGAAGCCAATCAAGCAGGTAATACTTCTGCACCCATTATTCCTTACAACACCATTGTTCAAAACAGTTTAAAGGATATTGAAGATTGGAACAATAGCCCTCACAGCGTACATACTGATAAAACACGTTGGGAAGTGTTTATGCAAATGCAGCATCCTCAATTGCAGCCCATAAACTGGAATGCTATACTGCCTTATCTCGGATACAAAACTCAAACTAAATGCCAACTAAATGGCATTATTAACCTCAACAACGAAGAATATTTATTAGGCTTAGATGGTGAGGTTTTAATAGGCGATACACTCATTACCATGATGAAAATTGTTGCTGGTGAAAATATTGATGTGTATTGGCTTGACGGCAACAATGGGGAAGCAATGAAAGCACTTATTTATTTACGAAATACTGACCGCATAATATGCGAAGCTGTATTAAAGCCAACATATAACCGTGCTACACTTGAACGCACGGAAATAGATAAGAAGAATTATGAAATAATGAGTGCTTATGTAGCAACGATTGAAGGCTATGCAAAAATGAAAGCATCACGATTAAACAACTTAACAGTAATAGACAATAGGCAACATACACTAAACAGGGGATTTGTGATTGATGATTTCAAAAGATATATGCCAACGCAAGAACAAGAATATAAAGAGCCTGAAATAATAAATGTTTTTCCCGAAGATGAAGATGGATTTGAAACCATACCAGTTGACCCCAAAAGCAAAGGGCTAAGGCATAGGTTTTAATTGTGATTTGCTTTCAAAGCCTAAGCCAGCCGGGTAAGTGCTGGCACTTATAGAAAACTAACCAACCATGATACAAACAACACCACAACAAAAACAATTAATCGTTACCGCCCTAATGGAGCAGCGAAAAAATTTTGACGGCACAGACCAACAGTTTTCAAAACAATGGGATATTAATTATTCCGTATTCAGCCGACTTAAAAATGAAACCAGTTACGATGGTTTATTGCGTGAAGCACAATGGCTCAACCTCGGCCGTGAATTAGATGTTGAGATGAACCAACGTAAATGGAATGTTGCAAGAACAGATGTTTTTACAGTAATAGAACAGGATATTTTTTTCTGTAAAGACAATGCCAAGGCAATGATTTGTGTAGATGATTGCGGCATAGGAAAAACATTCACAGCAAAGTATTTGAGCCGCACTTTAAAAAACTGCTTTTACATCGATGCAAGCCAAGCAAAAACTAAACAACAGTTTATAAGAACAATTGCCAAAACAATTGGAGTAGATGACAAAGACAAGTATGTACGTGTTAAAGCCAATATCAAATACGCTTTACGAATGCTTCCTAACCCTGTTGTAATGATTGACGAAGCAGGAGATTTAGAGTACACAGCATTTTTAGAATTGAAAGAGTTATGGAATGCCACCGATAAAACTTGCGGCTGGTACATGATGGGTGCCGATGGCTTACGAAAAAAAATTGAACGTGGCATACAAAACAAAAAGGTTGGCTACAAAGAACTGTTTAGCCGTTACAGCGAAAGATATACAACAATTGTTCCTCCTGATAGAAGCGAAAAAATTTCTTTCTATAAAAAACTTATTACCGATGTGCTTACTGTGAACATGAAAAACAAAACGCAGCTTAATGACATTGTAAGAAAGTGTTTGATAAATGATGAAGATGGAAACATTGGTGGGCTTCGCAGGGCAGAAAGTTTATTAATCCTAAACCAATAAAAAACCATGATACAGGAAATACATACGATAGTAAATAACCATGTGCAAGTCGCTTATGCCTCACCTGAAGAAGTTGTAATAGTTGCTGTACTTAACCCGATTACAAAAAATATTGAAAGGCAAAGAATGTTTTCAGGCTTTGATGGAATTAAAGAGATGTTTCACTGCTATAGGCAATCATTCAGCGAGGACATAGATTTTGAAACAACAATAAATTTTTTCAAACCAAACATTCAATCAACAAACGTAAATGCACCCATTAACTAAAAATATTGAAACCCTTTTGCATCAGCTTTCAACCAAGCTGCCGCAATTAAATATCAATACGCATGAAAAGCATTGGGTAAGTGGTTCAGAAATATTAGCGTGGGGAACGATTACGGAAATAGATGGTACGCCCATTGTTGCAGAACAGGCTTACTTATGGAAATATCCGGTAATAACAACAGCTAATCATTACCGCCGCCTTAAAAGAGCTTACAAAGCAAATTGTATTGATGGAGTGAAGGATTATTTAGAATGGATTAATGGTCTTGCAAAGGGAAAGAAAATTGAAAACCAAATGCAGGCTTTAATGACAATTATACAAACGATAGAAGAAAATAAATAGTAATGAGCCGAAGCCTTTCGATTAGGAATTTATATGATAAAAAGTTTCAACAATTAGCATTTGATGGTTTATACCTGCAAGCAATTGGCAATCCTGAAAGCAACGGTATTTGGATTATTTGGGGAAAGGAGAAAAACGGGAAAACATGGTGGGCATTAAAGCTTGCAGATTATTTAAGCAAGCAAACAAAAGTTCTTTACATAAGTGCAGAAGAAGGTACAGGGATGGATTTTGTAGATGCCTGTAAACGTGCAGGTCTGCACACAGGCAATAAGAATTTAAAGTTTGAAGAATATTTAAGCATTAACGAATTAACTGAAAAACTGAAAAGCAGAAAAAGTGCCAAAGTAATATTCTTAGATAACTGTACTGTTTATGCTGATGAATTGAGAGCTGCAATGCTTCGTCAATTAACAAAAAACTATCCCGACAAACTTTTCATTCTTGTTGCACATGAGGAAAAAAGAGAGCCATATACCGCATTGGCAAAACTGGCAAGAAAACTTGCAAAAATAATTATGCACGTGCAGGGGTTGGCTACACACGTCAGCGGAAGATGCCCGGGTGGAATTATAAGTATAGATGAACAAAAAGCAACCCTGTATTGGGGTACAGAAATAATAACTAAAACAGAAACAACATGACAAATGAAAATTACATGGTGGTGCAACTGCCAAAAGAAAATTCGAGCGGCCATATAACTATTGGCGAAATGGCATTTTTTGAAGATTACAATAAAGCGTTTGATTGTTTGAATGCGTTAGCAGCCGCAGAAGGTATGCAGTTAAAACAACCACGAAAAGACAGCCCTATACGAGTTGCGTTGCACTATATAAATGTTGAGCTATGGGTTGTTAAACGTACAGAAGAATTATTTAAAAATTAAGTGTATGGAAAAAGGTTCATTAAAAGATTGGATTACGGGATTTGAAATTGAATTAAAAAGGCGTTTCAGCCGTGAATTAAAGCTAATTGTTATTGATGAAAATGGCAACAGAAACGACCCTGAGCATATAATGCCAAAGCTCGTTACAACAATTGTTTCAAAAATTTCAGGAGTGGAATATGATGAAATCGTTTCAAAAAAACGTGGAACATGGGAAGTGAGCGATGCAAGAATGTTATCAATGTATTTCATCTACATGAATTGCAAATTATCTAAAAGTGCAATCGGGCGGTTTTTTAAAAAAGACCACACTACTGTAATACATGCAATGCAAACGATAAAGGATAGGATTGCTGCGAATGATAAAGATATAGTGCCGTTAATTAGCATCATTACTGATGCAATAAAACAAGCAATAAGCTTTGAAGAAATTTAAAATAAATACAGCAACACAAAAAGCCGCCATTCAAAAAATGGAAGTGGCTGCAAGCATCATGCGTAAGGCACACATTGATGCTTCACAATGGTCTGCCATATTGTTTAATGTTGGTTGCAAGTTTATTGAGCAAAATATAGCAGATACACAGCTACAACAAAGGTTATTGCAAGATGAAAAATTGTGTTTTTGGGATTGGTTCATTATAGTATTTATTAATGATGACGAAACATTGTTGAACTACCATCACATTAACAATGCAGCTACTTATACTTCGGAAAAAGAAAGGATTATATATGTATTGCAGTGTACTAATCAACTGCAATATTTTTTAAAATCTAACAAGGAATTACAAGCTATTGAAGAAATGGTATGACTGTAAAATTGAACAATAAAGAATTAACTGCATTGGTAATGTGTTTAAAAATAACAATTGATGAATACGCATTAATGAATGAAAATAACGCTCTTGATGTACAAGGAAAAGTGTATAAAAGCTTGTTTGAATTAATGTGGATTGATTTTACAAAAAAACTTTTTGAAAGGAAAAACAAATACAACATAAAATTTAAACCATATACCGCATTAGTTTTTTGGGATGAATACAACGGTAAAATAGAACGAACATCATTGGCAGGAAATGCAGCTCAAACAATATGCGATGCAATTCATAAAAAGTATATCATATAAAAATCACAAATAAACAAAACAATTATGGCAACAAGAACAAAAAAAGTAATACACAATGGTATTACAAAAGATGATGCAGAAAACGCTTTTGCATCTTTTGCAAAAGCAGATGCAAGGCAGCAGGAAATAACTGCGAAGATGGATTTACAGATTACAAATATCCGTCAAAAGTATGCAGATGAACTAAGCGAATTGCAGGAACAAAAAGATGAAGCTTTTGAACAACTACAATCGTTTGCTGAAAATAACAGGGATGAATTTGGCAAAAAGAAAAGCTTAGACTTTCAACATGGGATACTTGGTTTTAGAACCGGTACACCAAAATTAAAAACATTAAAAGGGTTTACGTGGGCAAGTGTTTTAGGATTGTTGAAGGTTCACCTTCCTTCTTATGTACGCACTATTGAAGAACCAGCGAAAGATAGATTACTCGCAGACCGTGAAGAACCTGAAACATTAAAAAGGTTTAAAGACATTGGTATTTATGTTGACCAAGACGAAACTTTTTTTGTTGAACCCAAAAAAGAGGAAGCGGCTGCATAAAATCGGGTACGTTGTTTTTATATATGGTTGGTAGCATCTCGTGTAAAAGCGAGATGCTTTTAAAACAAAAAAAATAAACCCATGAAAGCATTTAGAACAAAAGATGCACAAGTGCATGAAAATGGCAGAATAGTTAGTTGCCCTAATTGCGAAAATGTTTGGGGTATGGAAGAGCAAATGCACCAGCATTGCAACCATTGCGGTTATCCTGTTGTTAATGAAATAAAACAACATTTAAACAATACCGCAGCAGAGTTTGATGACTTCCCTTTAAATGATGATTACTTTAATTAAAACCACATAAAAATTAAAACCATGCAAACACAAAAAATTACAGACCGCATTAAAACATTTAATGATGTTTTGGAAGTATTGGGAGATGTAATTACAGAAAATCAAAAATTATTATTGGATTACAATGGTAACGATGATTTAATGCTTGCCGCACAAGCACACTTAAAAGTTTCTCTTATTGCAAAAGCATATAATGAGGGTACTGTGCTTGACCCAATGAACGAACGCCAATACAAATATTACCCTTGGCATGTTATAGATAGCACTTCGGGCTTCGGCTTGTCGTACTACTTCTACGGTTTCTGGTTTTCGTATTCGACTGTCGGCGTTCGCCTTTGCTTCAAATCTGCTGAATTAGCAATAGATGCAGGCAAAAAATTTATTGAAATATATGCTCAACTTAAAATCAAATAATCATGCAAACACTACAGATTGAAAAAACAAATGCCATCGCAGCTTTCAATAAAGCCGAGGGTAACACAAAAGAAGTTTTAAAAACATTGTTTGGTAGAGATGTATTTGGCAAAATAACCGAACGTGTAAACGACTTCAACGATATTATTGTCATTGCAGGAAGAAACAAAGAAGAATTTGAACAAATGCCCGGTGAATCAGAAGATGAATGTGCTTACCGTAAAATAAAACTCATTGCAGAGGTGTACAACGAAGGAACTGTATTAGATGCAACCAATACTGAACAATACAAGTATTATCCTTGGTTCAAAGTAACAAAACTTCCTTCGGGCTTCGGCTTGTCGTACGACGGCTACGATCGCTGGGATTCGCTTTCGAATGTCGGCGTTCGCCTTTGCTTCAAATCTGCTGAATTAGCAATAGACGCTGGTAAAAAATTTACAGACATATACGCATCATTATTAATTAAATAAAAACTACAATTATTATGGCCACTAAAACCAAGAGTGCAGAGTTTAAAAAACTTTGCAAAAAACATGAGGTAGATTATACTAAAATACCTGAAATAAAAAGTTTTGAAGAAGCTTGCGAAAAGCAAGGTATTGACCCAACTAAACTGCCTAATGTAAAAGGGCTTTCACCACGCTATCAAAAACGCTTGATTGCTGATTATAAACTAAGTGTTATTGCAGATGCTTTACGTGAAGGAAAAGATGTTAATTACAATGATACGAACGAATGGAAGCATTTTCCAGTATTTATAGTAAAGGCAGATGAAAAACATCCTTCGGGCTTCGGCTTGTCGTACCACGGCTACGATCACTGGAATTCGCATTCGACTGTCGGCGTTCGCCTTTGCTTCCAAGATGAAGATGTTGCTGCATATTTTGGCAAGCAATTTATTGACCTGCACACAGACCATCATCTTTTAACATAAACTAATCCGGTTGTGCATCGCATTCGCTGCTGTTCCTTCAGGCTTCAGCTTGTCGTACAACAACTACGATAACTGGAATTCGAATTCGAATGTCAGCGTTCACCTATGCTGAATAATTTTAAAGCAATGCAAACCCTGCCACTCGGCAAAAAACAAACTACTCATTCAAACACTTTGGTATCCTGCCTTAGTTGAGAAGAAGTGTTTTGAAAAGCAAAGCAAAAAAGTGAAACGAATAAATAACATATATCATAACATCATCAGTATTGAAAACTTACGCCTTGCAGATGATAAAGCACAAAAAGGCAAAAGCAATCAATACGGTGTAAAGCTTCACAACAAAAACAAAGAAGATAATTTGTTGAAGCTACATGAAATGTTATTTAACAAAACATACAAGCCATCGCCTTACAAAATATTCACCATTCACGAGCCAAAAGAAAGGCAGGTGTATAAAGCAGATTACTTTCCTGAAAGAATAATTCACCATGCTGTAATGAATTATTTAGAGCATCTATTTGTTGCTTGCTTTACGGCAGATACATTTAGCTGCATAAAAAGAAGAGGCATACACGCAGCCGCAAATGCAGTAAAAAAAGCATTACAGGATGAAGCCAATACAACTTACTGCTTAAAGCTTGATATTAAAAAGTTTTACCTCAACATCAATCACGATGTATTAAAACAACTGCTGAGAAAAAAGATAAAGGACTATGATTTGCTTTGGCTGCTTGATATAATTATTGATAGTGCAGAAGGCTTGCCCATTGGTAATTATTTAAGTCAATATTTTGCGAACTTTTATCTTGCCTACTTCGACCATTGGATTAAAGAAACCAAACGTATTAAATATTACTTCCGATATGCGGATGATTTAGTAATACTTGCCAATAACAAAACCTTCCTTCATAATTTATTCTGCGAAATGCAGCAATACTTACAACAAAATTTAAAGCTAACCGTAAAAGAAAACTACCAAGTGTTTCCTGTTAAATCACGGGGGATTGATTTTGTTGGGTATAAGTTTTATCATACGCATACTTTATTAAGAAAAACTATTAAACAACGCTTTGCCCGAATGCTTAAACGCAATAAGAATGTAAGGAGCATTGCAAGTTATTATGGATGGGCAAAGCATTGTAATTCTACTAACCTATTAAACAAACTATTAAAACCACATGAACAGCTTTAGCAACTTCGGCATTAAATCAACAGCAAAAAATTTTGAGGGGGAAAAGATTAAGATTGACAGGATATTGAACAAGCAAATAACAGTTGAAGCTTATAAAATTGAACAATCAAAATTTGAAAAAGGTAATGGCAAACGCTTAGATATGCAAATTGTAGTTGATAATACAAAACGTATTGTGTTCACCGGCTCCATCAACTTAATGGATATGATACTGCAAGTGCTTGATGATAAGTTGCCATTTACAACAACAATAGTTAGAGAAAATGAACGATTGATTTTTACATGATTAATTTTTCAAAATATTACCAGCGATAAATAACTAAAACCAAAAACATGATACTTGGATTTAAAACAAAGTTTAAAGACAATCAACCAACTCTTTTTGTTGAAAAAATTTTAGCAGGTGTTGATGCTGAATATAAAAAATTATACACGCCAAAAATTCATTCATTACGTGAAGGTTACAGATGGTGTACAGGAGATGAAATACACATGGCAACAGGTGCAAGAACCTCAAGCTATCACCAATTCAATAAACCTTATCCGCAATTGCAAAAGTGCATTAGTACGCAAGATGTTTTTATGACCTATATAAGGCATCAGCTTGAAGTTACTATTGATGATAAATATATGTGGAGGCCTAATGTTGAGTTACTAATGTTAAACGATGGATTAACAAGAGAGCGGTTTATTAATTGGTTTTTTCCAGGACCCAAAGATGAATGGAGTGGGCAAATTATTCATTGGACTGATTTTAAATATTAAAAAATGCCTATTAACTATCAAGAATACCATCCAAAATGGAAACTCATCAGCAAACTAATTCGGTTCAACCGGGCAAAGAATAAGTGCGAATGGTGTGGCATTAATAATGGTGCAGTTGTCAAACGTAATACTAATGGTTCTTTTCGTTTTCCTTGTGCAACAGAATGGAACATGATACACAGCCGAATAAAATATAGCAATAGCAACACGAACGAAAGTTTAAAGTATCACGGCTTTACTAAAATTGTTTTAACAGTTGCACATATTGACCATAATAAACAAAACAATAGGTTCATAAACCTTGCTGCACTTTGCCAACGATGCCATTTAAATCATGATTTAAAACAGCACATTAATAATAGACGATACGGCAGAAATTACAGAGGAAAACATCAACTAAAAATGGAATTATGAAAAACAAATACTCCCCATTCTTTGCTGCCTACAATGCTTCTGTAAAAAAAGGCAATCCAAGCAGCAAAGAAGAAACGATAAAAGACTTTACTAATGGCCGCACTACTTCGTTAAAGGATTTATCTGTTTGGGAGTTGCAGGAGCTTACACGCAGCCTGCAATACTTAACACCTGCACCCAATGATAAAGCAGATAAGATGCGTAAAGGCATTATAGCCATTTTTAAGAGCATGAACAGAACACTTGAAGATGCAAAGGAGTGGACAGAAAAACAAGGCGTAAAAGGTATTAAAAAGCCGTTTAATAGTTACACAACAGGAGAATTATATGTACTTATTGCAATAGCCGAAAAAATTAAAACAGACTGGGAGAAAAGTATAAGAAAACAAGTAACCGAAAAATTACAGCAGGCATGAAAACGTATTTATTTACAAGTAAAAAATTTACAGGCCATATAGAATTTTCGTTTAGCGATGACGGATTGCTGCAACGGTTCGATACAACACAAGCTGTTTTAAACAGCCAGCAAAGCATGTTTTTAATTAATAACATGCCCAAAACATACCAAGCCATGCGGCAATTGGTTACTGCCAACCCTGATATGAAATTAAGCCTACCATTAAAAACAAATATTACATTCGAGGAGCTGTGGAATAAGTGCTACATTAATAAAGGGAGCAGTAAAAAAATAAGCTTGAAAATATTTGAACGAATGACACAACAGAATAGAGATGGAGCATTTAATTATTGGGATACCTACATTGATAACAAGCCAAACGGCGAAGGAATTAAATATGTAGAAACTTACCTTAGAAGTGAAATTTGGAACAATTAAAAGCACGTTAAAATACGTGCTTCACAGATTTTTAATTAATTAATTTTGAGTTATGAAAAAACTACTTTTTATTTTATTTGTCAGCATTGCACTTAATGCACATGCACAAAAATCTGAATGGCTTTTTGGGCTTGGCACAAAAGACAGTTGCAGGATTTTTGCAGATAGCGTAATTAAAAATTTTAAAGCAAAATATAAATACTCATTAGATAAAGAAATAAGTAGTGCCGGTGCAAAATATTACGCCATTTATTACACAAGCGACAGTCTTAAAAAGGTTAATAAAGGGTTTGATTTTGAATATGCGGTTATTTTTCAAAGGTTTGATGAAGGTGAAAATAAAGCGTTAGAAATACAGGGGAAGCCAAGATATTATATAAAAGAATTGAAGGGGGATTTTTTAGAACTCTTACCGGTATGGTTAAAATATATTGATGGCAATGCAGATAAATTAAAGCTCGCAAATAGCGGTTTTACAAAAAAAATTATCGTTAATCCTGCAAACAGCAATAGATACACAGAATGTATATTTAGAGAAAATGCAGGTTACGATATTCCATGGGAATTGCGGTTTATAAATCAATAATGTAAAAAATACCTGTAAATAAGTTTCTAACAAATTTAAAAGCCATTGCGGTAACTGCCGTGATGGCTTTTTTAATTTTGGCACGTGGCTTACAACAGCAACAATAAAACCAAGCAAAAAGAATACATATTAAATGTGTATGCAACGGTAAAACATTACGATGTGCCGGATACCTATATTGTTCGCTGCATTTTCCCCAAACATAACATCTTCATCAGTTACCGCACATGGCTTGGTATAAAAAATATTGGTAATAGTATTGAGCCAACTAATCAACTGGCATTATTTAATTAAACTCACTTCAAACCTTACTGTTGGTTTTTGAGCAGTTTGCATTACAGGCATGGCACTTGTATCTTTAAACTGTGTGGTAAATATTAATTCGTAAACTTTTACTCCATCATCCCTTTTAATTCTCCTTTCTGCTGTTCGTATCAATCCACTATAATCATCGCTGCCACTCCAAGTGTGCAATGCTTTAAAAACAGTTTGCGTAAGTGTAAAAAAACTATTTGCTTTTGTACGCTGCCCGGCAGGAGCTTTGGTGCTGCTATTGCTTATTTTTATATCTGCAATTTTAACTGATACTTGTACCAATCCGTGCTGTACTTTCTTTAAAAGGTTATCCCATGTGGCACTTTGAATGTCAACTAAAGCACAAGGCCATTTAACAGGAAAGTTAGGGCTGTAATAATCCAATTGCCCCCAATCTTCATCTACATATTTAAGCTGTGGTATTGCTGCTTCAAGATGATCTGTTATTTGATTAATAATAGCTTCCATTTATTTATGTTTTGGGTTTAAATAATTTTTCATATAAGTATCTAAATGTTTAAAAGCTTCGTCAGTTACTAATTTTATGCTTGCATCAACTTGTGGGTGTGGCCCTATAAAGCGGCGTTCAGGAATTTTCATTTTGCTTCCTGTTTTCATTAATGCAAGGCTTTTCCATATAGCAGCTTCCTCTGTAAGTTTACGATTACGCTGTGTGTTGCTTGCTTCGCCTTTTGCTGTTTTGGCAATAGCTCCACTGGCTTTATAATACATAGCCCAAAAAAACTTAATCATTTGCGGTGTAACTGTTATCTCGCCTCCTTCGTTATGCAATGCCATATATGGTAGCGATGAACGCCAAACAATATTCTCACCTTCAATGGCAGATGCTATGCTGTTTCTGCCAGCACCGGTACGCATCATTAAACTCCCCTTACTAACTGGCCATTTTGTTTGTTGCCATTTTTTGTCAAAAAATGCTTTGCGTTCAAAATTCTTATCAAACTCATCGCTTAAATCAACTTTTAAGTCCTTTAAAATGGTTTTAAAAAATGTTTCAAATTGTTGCATTATTAGTAGCTTTACTGTATGGAAACTATTTTTGATTACAGCCCAACAGAGCAAGAACTCATTGGCTTGTTGTATAACTTATCCATTACAGCGGATGAGTATAAACAAACAAGAGCCAATGATTTTATTATTGCCGATTTAGCTTTACTTTTTGAGGCTCGTAATCAACAAGAAAAAGCCAATGAATATTGGGCAAAAATTCCAGACTTGCACCAAGAGTATTTGCTTGGCTTTGATGATGTATTAATCCCCATTCAATAACTCTTTTACTTTACTGCTCAAATTGCTATAATCTTTCATTAAATGCGGTTCTAAAAATTCAACAGCTTTTGCTTCATCAATATTTTTATTCTTTAAATCCTGCCTAAAATCTTTTACCCAAGATTTATAACCGTACCCATCATTTAATATTTGTTGTTGATTGGTTGCTTTCCCTCCAAAAGCTTCTATTAACTTAGGATATGTATGCCTTGCAACAAATTGGTTCACTGTTTCCATAGTTTTTACCTGAATACTCGATAGCTTTCCGTGTGCGCTGTTTGTTTTTGCATGTAATATTTCATGCCATAAACTTTCAAACGCATATTCTTGATTAAAGGACAATTGTTGTCCGTTCTTAATTGCATTAAAGGCTTCTAATAAATGATTCGCTGGGTTGTATCCATTATGATAAGTGTTTGTACTTATTGCGATGGAGCTTTTGCCAATTCTTTTCCTTGTTACACGATTAACATTTATTGAATGTTGCATTAAAAACTGTGTTGATTTTCTAAATTTTACTTCACCTAAGCCATTAGAAAAGTCTTCAGGAAATTTGGCAGCATATTGCAATAGCAATTCTTTAACATGCTTTGTTGTAATTGCATTTACAATAGGCAATTGTATTACATCGCTGCGGCTTTCATCTTTGCTCATTTCTTTTATCACATTCATTGCCTGTTTGCTTGTTGCATAATAAGGGTGTTTTGGTGGAAATATTATTTGTTGTTTACCGGGGTTGTACCTAAACATTTCAGGAATTGCTTTTTCTCCTTCAGAATATGCGATGCTTGATTCTGTAATTGTGTATTTACTTTTTAATACCTGAATAATGCGGCAACGGCAACGCCAATCAAAAGGTGTCCAGTGTGTATCCCAAAATATATCATCTGCCGGTAACGTAATGCCGTTTAATGCAGCATGTGATGCTCTAACTTTATCATCGCCTGCGGTGCGTATTTGTAAATTATACCTATCTGCATCCTGCATAAAATCGTGGTATTGTGCAGCAGATTGTGCAGTAGCGATGGCCGTTTGGTGTTCTGCCTGTAAATAGTTTTTATTATAAGTAGCATCAATTTTTGCAATATCCTGCTCAAACCTGTTATAAGGTTTAATTTGCCCTTTTTCATCTGTAAGTAATAAAGAGGCTTCTTTTAATTGCGTATATGTTTTCATGCCGCTAAACACAAATACATCGTCATGCAGCTTTGCGAGCATTGCATCGGGAACTTTTGTTGTAATGCCTGTGTTTATAGCTTGCTTTAAAACCTTGTATGTTTCAGTTATTAATGGCTTTACTTCTTTGTTCTTTAAATCCTCGCTGTTAAAATCTCCTTTGGTATGCAGGTATTTTGCAGCACGGTTAAAAGCTTCATGTACTTTTTTGTATGTATCAGTTTCGCCATTTAATTGAACTTTGTAAATGTTATTTAGCTTACTATGAAGTGCTTGGTAAAACATACCTGCCCCACTAAATGTGGGGCTTAATCGAAAAAAATACTTAGCTTTTTATCAATGGCTTTTTTTATTTGTTCATCCGCATTATCTCCATTAGCTGTAGCTTCTTTGTCTTTTACTTTTACGCCAAATTTTTCTTCCAGCCATTCATTTTCTATGTCTTTAAAAGGCAATAACCCTTTAGTAAATTCAAACAGTTGGTTAATGTCTTCTGCCGGATTAAATTCAAAGGTTAAACCTGCCGGTATTGCACCAATAGAAACTAAGGCAGGTATAACAATATTATTCCAATCGCTTTCAACCTCTTTCATATCGGCCTGTACTAATTGCCAAAGCATATTTTGGCTGCTCTCTTCTTTACTACGATTACCGTTAACAGTATCTTGGCCAATAACTGCACCGCTAACAAGCAAACTATTTTCATTATTGCAGAGTTGAATTAAATTTTTGTAAACATCACCATTCATTGTGCCGCCTTGTGCCGCAGCAAATTCAAAGCTTTCTGTTTCATCTATTATGAACCATGCCGCCGCTCCCATATCCCTCATCATATTATCTGCACGTTGCAACATGGCAGGGTCTTGAGTATTTGTTTTCATTACTCTTGGTGGTATGCCATATATTTCGCAAAGCTCACTCCAACAGCTTTGGGCAAATCGTTTGAATAAAATATGAGGAATGGCTTTGTTTAGCAATCCAAACTCTTCGCCTTTAAACTCTAAAATCCATTTACCATATTCAGTCAATTCACGGTATTTTACAGGGTTATTTGCATCCAAATAATCTTCATAAAATACCCCTGCATGAGGTACATAATTGGTACGAGGAATAAGCGTTACAATAACTTTCCCATTGTTTAATGAAAGCTCAATCATGTTATACCCAACATATTTTTTTTCGAGTATAGCATCTGTTATTTCCTTATAATGAGTGCTTTTGGCAAGTAAATTTGTTTGCACTTCGTCAATTTCACCTTGTGCATTTTTTAAAGAAAATTTTGCAGAAAACACTTGCTGTTTCCTGTTTTCTATTTGAGAAGTAAGCAAAGCATCTAAACGAATATCAGTAAGCATTAACTGCAATAAATAGTTACGTGGCATTGTAACATCCATTGCAATTTCCTGTGCAACGTTCCAGTTTTTTACATCTAAACGTGTTTTATAAATGCTTTTTGGTGTCCACGATAAACTGCGGCGTTGTGAAGCTTTTTCAGCCGCTAATAATGCCTTTTGTTCAATCTGCTTGGTTAGCTTATCAATGCCTAATGCTTTGCTTAAAATGCTCATGGATGATGTGTTTATATTAATCGTGATTAAATTTTTTGCGGCTTCCAAAACGGAAAGGTTGTTTTGCCTCGATATTTTCTGTGTCTTCACTTAACAAAGGCAAATCGAGCGTTACATCTCCTTTGTTTACTTTCTTTAAAAAATCAATAACCCGGTCGTATCTGTCTTTAATATGTTCGTAAATCATATCTACATTACAGATGATAAGCAAATGCCATAATGCAACAACTTTTGTGTATTGGAGGATTAATTCGTTTCTGTTAGTGCCTGTTGCACTAAATATTGCATCAGCATCGTATATTAACCTACCGTCTAAAAACTCTTTTTTATTGTTGGCTATAAGGTAGCCTTTAACTTCCTGAATTGCTGTTGCAATAGCACTTAATACTATTGTATTATCTGCTTCTGTTATCTCACTAATTTGATAACTGTATGCAACTGTTTTCAACTCATCCTCTGTTATGAATGCCATAATTAAAATTTAAAAGATTGTCGTTTACCGGTTATGTAACTGGCTGTACTTGTTCTTGTGCGTTGGTTTAATAACCATATTGCACCTTCTAACGCATCCGGTGCATCATCGTGGCTTTTACTGCCTTTTTCAAACATTAGTAATTGCTCTAATAGTTGCCTCATGCCATCGCTGTTTTGTTCGGCTTCATTAAACACAATTAATTTTCTTTCAAACAATGGCTGCATTGCTTCTATTCGGCTAAACTTATCGGGCTTTTTTCGCTGGTCGCCACGTATAGGTATTTGATGGCCTAATGAACGCCCAACAGTTCTAAACTCTTCCAGTATTAAATCCTGCAAAAAATTAGCTTCCATAAAATATAAGCAGGGAACACGGCCATTAATAAACTTATCAATGTCATAATGCCATTGCACCATATTGCTGGCACTTGTTTGGTCGCAAAAGGCTTTTATTAAATGATATTCGCCTTCAGGAGATTTACCTAATAACATTGTTGCTTTAAAATCTGCACTACTGCTATCTTTAAAAGATGGGTCGGTATAGCATAGTAGGGAACGGTAAAATTTTAAGTCAAGTACCTTACCCCAACGCATGTGCTTTTGCAAAAAAACAGTACCCTCATTTATGGGATTGTTCATGTATTCTTTTTGGAAACGGCGTTCGCCAATAAAAGAGATAATTTCCTTTACTTCTGCAATCGTATAGTTTTCTTTCCAGCTTGGTAATCCTTTTTTATCAAGCATGTTCACCTGTGTATGGTAAACGCCAGGGCGTGTTGCGTATCTGCTTAATACACTATCCTTACCTATACGGTTGCCAACCATTACAAACCTGCCCCTGCCACCTTCCATTGTACCAAACAAAGCAGTTAAGCACCACTCCAAAATATTTCCAACTCTCGAAGGATTACGCACCATTTCATCATCGTCTATATCATCAATAACAATGTAATCAGGTCGCTTGCCTCTGTCTTTTAAACCACGTGGGCTTTGTCCTCTACCTAATGCAATAAATAAACAACCGTCTATTGTTCTAAATTCTCCTGTTTCCCAACTGCCTTCCATTACTTGCCTCCCAAAATCTCTAATAAATGCCTCGTTGTATTGCAGCTCTGCTTGCAAGTCGCTCAGTAGCCTAATGGCAGCATCTTGGCTCTTGCTCACCAGGACCATTACATTCAACTGTTTGTCCTCTTGTATTTTCAACCATAGTGGTAGAAGCAAGCTTAAATGACTACTTTTTGCATGTCCTCTTGCCCACTCAAATAATGCTCTTGTTTGATTATTTTTTAATAAATAATTGGCAGCATCGATATGAAATTTTGCACACGCTTTTTTTGCTAAGTGAGGAAAGTAGTGGCTAACAAAAAAAGCGTAATCTTTTCTTGCCCGTGCAATTCGTTCTGCCTTTACATCTTCGCTATCATGCAATGAAAAATCGGTGGATTGTATCCATGCAATTCTATCATTCCATCGCTGCTGTAATTCTTTTGTTATCTTCTTAAACATTGCCAAGTTTTAACTGTATGTATTGGTCTTGCAGGCGTGTGAGTTTTTTAATAAAACTTTCATCAATTCCCTCCGCAAATCTTTTTTCTATTAAAAAATTTTGAAAGTCCATAAAGCACATTATCTCATCATCAACAGTGTTTCTATGCTTCAAAGTTTTTAGTTGTGCAACAGCTTTTGCAAAAGCATCGGCATTAAAATCTTTGCTATCTAACAGCTCATTAATTTTAGTTAATGCTTTTGCAATCAGTTCATCCATGCTGATTGATTTTGCAGCACGTTTAGCTTCCCAGTTGCCGCTTTGTTTCCACTCTGTAATTGTTGCAGGCGTTACGTTGCATCGTTCGGCAATATCTGTTTGCTGCACATTTTGCATATAAAGTATAAAGCCATATCTCTTTACTGCTTCTGCATCTTGTTTTGTTTTTCTGCCTTTGCTCTTAATTCCTAAAGGAGAATTAATTGCTTTTATTTTTTTGCTCTTAGCCTTAGCCATTAGTGGAGTTTTATAACACAAAACTCCACTTACACAATGCTCTTAAAAAAAAAGACGGCAAGCCTTGCACAACTATTTGATGTGGTGTTTTTATACGTTGAGTTTTGTGTTGAAAAGAAAATGTAATGCCCAACAACAGGTTTGTTATTAATGATGAAACTAAGTATAACAGTTATGGTTTTAGAACTGCCAATGGAGGAATTGATTTAAGCAGGTTTAACAATAACCCTGTTATGCTTGATGGGCATATTTCTTCAAACAGAAGTGTAATAGGAAGATGGAATGATTTAGCAACAAGTGGAGCAGAGCTAAGTGCTAATCCTGAATTTGATGCAGAGGATGAAAACGCAAAAATTATTTCAGGAAAGGTTGAACGGGGATTTATTAAAGGTGCTTCAATGGGCCTATTATTTAACCCTGAAAACTTGCTGCTTGAGCCAAATGGAAAATTTGTTTTATCAAAATGTGAGTTGGTTGAAGTGTCAATAGTTCCTATTCCTTCTAATGCAAATGCACTTAGGTTATATGTTCAAAAAGATGGCCAGTTGCATTTGATGAATGAAGATGAAATTAAACTATGCCTTAGTGCATTGAACACGGAAAATAATTTTTACAATAAACAAGAAAACATGAAAAAAGTTTTTTTAAGTGTAGCCACTTTAGTGGCTTTGGGTTTAGAAAAGCAAAATACCAATGAAGGTATTGATGTAAGCCTTATTGAAAGTGGCGTAGCTGATTTAAAAGCAAAGTTAGAAGCCGCACAATTAAAACTTAATACAACCGAAACAGCTTTAAAAACACTACAGGATAGTGCAGTGGCCGCAAAAAAATTAGCTGTGGCAAAAATTATAGACGATGCTATTGCATTGGGTAAAATTGATGCTACTGCAAAAGAAGAATGGTTACAGTTGGCAATGAATAACGAAGCATTGGCAACAACTACATTAAATGCGTTGCCTGCTAAAAAATCTTTAGCCGCAAAAGTTGATAATTCATCTGTTGATGCCGGAGATGTAAAAACAATGGATGATTTTGAAAAATTGCCTTTAAACGCACAGTTGGAGTTTAAAGCAAACAATCCCGAAGCATATAAAAAATTATTTGCATAATAATTACACACACATAACAAAAATTTAAAACTAATAATATGGCAGCAAACTTTCCCGAAATGTGGTTAAAACGTGTTATCAGCAATATGGAACAAGCTGATAATGCACCTTGGTTAGATGGCATTCAAGAAATCGATAGCAATCCTATTGAGCTTGGTGCAGGTACGGAAACAGAAAAAAATATTATTCATGTACCCATTAGCACGTTTGAGCCTGCGGTTTTAGTAAACAATAGCACTTATCCTATAAGCACTGTTGAGTACACGGATGATAATGCTACAATCACTTTAAACAAATTCCAAACGGAGGTTACCACGCTTAGCGATGACCAAGTTATGGGAGCAAGTTATAATAAAATTGATAAGGCAACACAAAGCCACACAACCGCAATAACCAAAAAGAAATTTGCAATGGCCATACATGCTCTTGCACCTGCCAGCCACAGTGCAGCAACTCCTGTACTTTCTACTACAGGTGATGCAATTGCAGGCCGTAAGAGATTGATATACGAAGATGTGGTTGCATTAAAAGATGCTTTGGATAAAGCAGGGATTGATGCAGTTGGCCGCAGGTTGGTATTATGCACCGATCATTGGAATGATTTATTGATTGATAGAAAGAACTTTGGCGACCAATTGGTTAATTACAAAACAGGCGATGTTGCACCTATAATTGCAGGGTTTAAAATTTACTCTTACATCAACAATCCATTGTATGTAACCGCCGGCACCAAGAAAACATTTGGAGTTGCTGCCGCAGGAGGCGATTACCAAGCATCCGTTTGTTTCCACGAAAGCAATGTGGCAAAGAAAACCGGTAATACAAAACAGTATTTTATAGCAGCCGCACAAAACCCACGCAATCAAACAAACGAACTCAATTACCGCCACTACTACATAGTAATGCCTTTTCAAAATAAAGCAATTGGGGCTATTCGTTCGGTAGCATCGGCTTAATTTATTATATAAAACCTCTTCAAGTGTTTTCAAGGGGTTTTAAAACTTTTTTAAAATTAATTGTATGAAACAGGTTGATGAATACTTTAAGGATTACCCGGCAAGTAAACAATGCTTTACAACTTCTGACAGTTTTGTTTTTCACGAAAAAGGAGATGCAGGAATGCACGCACAAACTTTGAAGGATAAAACAGTAGAACATCATGTAAAGCCAGTAATAGCAGATGAAGAAAAAGTGGAAGCAAAACCACAAAAGCCTAAAAAATAAAAGCAGCCATTGTTCACCTTAATAATAATTGAATGTTACCTCGTGTAAAAATATATTTTGAAAACGGAAATTTGGCATTGGTTCAACCATCGGCAGACGGCTTACTTGGTTTTTTAACAACAGGTACAGCCGTTAGTACAACCTTTTTGTTAGCTACGCCTTATCAAATTTTCAAATTTTTAGACTTAAAAACGCTAGGCATTACAGAAGCGAATAACGCTTTTATTTATAAACTAATAAAAGAGTTTTATGCTGAAGCAGGTGATGGAACAGAAGTTTGGTTAATGGCTTTTCCTGATACGGTTAAGCATAGTGATATGATTGATATAACAACCGAAAATTATGGCAAAAAATTAGTAAATGCCACTAATGGTAAATTGAGAGGATTGGTTGTTTGTCGCAAACCAACTGTAGGCTATACGCCTACTATCACAAATTCAATGGATGCTGATATTGCACTTGCAATGAGCAATGCACAGGCATTTGCAGAATGGTATGCAATTAACAGATATGCACCTTTATTTGTGTTGATTGAAGGATATGGGTACAGTGGCACAGCTTCAACCCTTACTGACCTCACTACCTTAAATAATAACAGGGTATCTGTGTTTATAGGCGATACTGTTCAAAACAGTTCAAACGCTGCCATTGGATTGTTAGCTGGCAGGCTGGCATCTAATGCTGTTCAAACAAATATTGGCAGGTATAAAGATGGAGCTTTAGCCCCTGTAAAAACATGGATTAAAGATGTTCCTGTAGAATTAGCTGACGTTACAGCTTTGCATGATAAAGGGTATATCACTTTTCGTTCATTCGTTAGCCAAAGTGGTTATTATTTTAATGATGATTTTACAGCCACCTTACCTACCGATGATTATTGCCACTTAACCGCACGCCGCACAATTGATAAAGCCTATCGCATTGCGTACAATACACTTTTAAAATACTTACTTGACACAGTTGCCATCAATTCAGATGGAACATTACCGGTAGGCTTTGTTAAAAGTGCTGAAGGCGATGTTGAAAGCACTATTGCAAGAGAGATGACGGCCAAAGGAGAATTAAGTGGAGATATTGCCAACAATGATAAAGGTGTGGTTTGTTTTATAGATGCTTCTCAAAATATTGTAAGTACAAGCACTTTACAGGTAAGAATAAGGGTAAGGCCATTTGGCTACCCAAGATACATTGATGTGTATTTAGGTTTTACTGTAATGAATCAATAACAATTAAATTAATTATACAATGGCATTTGACAGCAGAGAATACGAATGGGCTGATATAAGTGTTGACATTAACGGCCGTGATGTTATAGGAATAACAGCCGTTAAGTACACTGAAAAAATTGAAACTGAAGAATTTTTTGCAAAAGGCCGCTATCCGCATAGCATACAAACAGGCAATATTACTATTGAAGGGGAATTTGAAGTTGCCCAAAGTGAGTACGAAGCACTTGTAAAAGCTGGCAATGGTAGCGTATTGCGTTTACGCAATTTGCAAAGCACTGTTTGTTATGGCAACCCTACTAATGGCGATGCCATGATTAAAGACAGGATAACCGGCATTCAAATTACAGAAGGCGGCAAGGAATTTAAACAAGGGGATAAAAGTGCTAAAGTTAAACTTCCATTTAAAGCAACTGGTTTACAAAATCAAATACAATAAAACTAAAAATCGATGCAAGAAATAACTCAAGAGCAAATTGATACATGGAAGTCCAAGCATGGCAATGTATATAAAATAGAAGTAGATGGGCATGTTGCTTATGTAAAAAGTCCCGACAGAAAAGCATTAAGCTATGCAGGAAGTGTAGGCACTAAAGACCCTATAAAATTTAACGAAATTATTTTAAACAACTGTTGGCTTGGCGGTGATGATGCTATAAAAACAGATGACGAACTTTTTTTAGGTGCAGGGCAGGTATTGGGCGAAATAATTAAAGTAGCAGAAGCAAGCATAGTAAAGCTCTAACGGCTGCCGAGGTAGATGAAGAAAGAGATTGGATAAGGTTAAGCAACGCACAGTTAATTTATTACATGCACATAACCAACCCCGACAGCCTAAGCAATGAAGAATGGGCAATGCGTTTAAAAGAATTGGAATGGATAAGGAAAAAAGAAGCAGGTAAATAATTAAGCGGTAACAGCTACAAGAACTCCAAACAATATTACAAGCAACCCTGATAATGAGATTATAATCGCATGAGTTTTGTTTGAAGCCCTACCTGTGATTAATTGAAACGTTGCATAAAATGGAGTTAAGATAAAAGAAACCAACAGCAGTAAAGCGTTGCCAAAGTATTTAAGCAATGTAGCTAACAATAACACACATAATACAGCAACAATAATTTCCATGTGTCAAATATATGGCAAATCTATTAGAATATACACTAAGCCTTAGAGACCAGGTAACAGGTAGTCTAAAAAAAATAGGCATCAACAATGAAATGATGCTTAACTCATTTGCCAAACTTGAAAAGCAATCAAATGGTGTATCCCAAGCTTTTAAACAAATGGGAACATCGATACATACTTTACAACAAAAGATTGATTTATTAAAACAGGAAAGGGATTTACTTCCTGAAAGTTCTTTGAGAAACATTCGTCAATATAACAGCGAAATAATCAAGCTGGAAAAACGTGTAACGAAACTGCAAACATTAAATGGCAACCCTGTTAAAAAAATGTTTGGCGATGCAATGAGTAGTTTACCGGGATTGGCAACCAACCCTCTTGTTTTGGTTAGTGCTGGTATTGGAGCTTCTATTAAAAAAGGTATGGATGCAGACATGCAAAAAGCTAATATGGTTACACTTTTCAGAGGCAATGAACAAGCTGCCAAAGAAATGTATGACAAAATCTCTCAGTATGGTAAAATAAGCCCTTATGAAAAAGGAGATTTAATTGAAGTGCAAAAAACCATGATGAGTTTTGGCATTGAAGCAAACAAAAGCTTTGGTGTGATGAAGCAAATTGGCGACATAGCTATGGGCGATAAAAACAAAATGCAAAGCCTTTCATTAGCCTTTAGCCAAGCAACCAGTGCAGGAAAATTACAAGGGCAGGATTTATTACAAATGATTAATGCAGGATTTAACCCATTACAGGTTATAAGCGAAAGAACAGGGCAAAGCATGGCCAGCTTAAAACAAAAAATGGAAAAGGGTGGAATTAGTGCAGGCATGTTGGCACAAGCTTATGAATGGGCTGCTGATAAACAAGGCTTATTTTATAAAGGTGCAGAAAAAGCAGGACAAACAATCGGCGGCAAGGCCAGTACATTAATGGATAGTTTAAGTGAGATGATGCTAAGCGTTTATAGTATGATTTCACCTTTATTAATGCCATTAATTGAACTGGCAACAAGTATTATAGATGGAATTGGAAGTGGTATTAATTGGCTTATTACAAAATTCAAAGAAGGTAATCCTGTAATACTTGGCATAGCCGCAGTATTGGGTGTTCTTACCGCATCAATACTATTATATAACGGCTATTTGATAATATCAAAAGCATTACAAGCTGGCTGTACTATTGAAGTATGGAAAACAAATTTTGCCTTTTTGGCTAATCCTGTTTTTTGGATTATAGCAGGCATCGTTGCGTTGATTGCAATAATCGGTTATGTGATTTATGCTTTTGATGGATGGGGTGCAGCTTGGGGGCATTTAATGGATTGGCTAAAATATAGTTGGGAGTTTTTTAAGAGTGTTTTTTTAATTACATGGTTAAATATTAAAGATGAATTTTTATCGGGTATTGAAACCTTACAAAAAGCTTGGTTCAATCTAAAATCATTATGGGATGAAGATGGAGCAAAAGCCGGATTAGCAAAAATTGCCAATCAGCAGCATGAAAGAGCGAAAGAGATTTTAGAAGCAAAAAAACTTGCAAATGAAGAATCTATAAAATCAACCGAGGCAATGCTAAAAATATTTGGCAAAGATGGCCTACACTTTAACGGTAAAGGATTGGGTGATGTTAAGAGTGATTTAATGAAAAAAATTGGTATAACACCCGAAGTACCTGGCACTACTGCTGATGGAAAACCAATAGGCGATAGCCCAACAAAACCAACAAATGAAGCCGTTGCAACGGGCGGCACAAAAAATACCACCATCACCATTCATATAGGCAAGCAGATTGAAAAGTTTACACTAATGACCAACAATGTGCAAGAAGGTGCTGCCAAGCTTAGGGAAATAATATTGGATGAAATGACAAGGGCAATAGCTATGAGCCAAAGCATGGCACAATAAACATGATAAACGAAATTAAAATATCAACCCTTTTAAATAACACACGTATTCCTGTTATTCCTCCTGATGCAGATAAGTTGCCAACAGCAGAGGAATTGAAAAGCGTTGTGTTGCCACCAGTGCCGCCTTATCCAAAACCCGATGAGCAGGTAATAACAAAAGGTGGAGCGTTTGATGCAAGCGATAAATTGGCAATTGCTAAAGCAGCAGATTTTACCGGTACTGTTAAAGAAGATGTGCAGGGCGATAAAATATTGTTTACAATTTTCGGCACTCCGCAGGTAATGCCTTTGAAAATTAAATTAAAGAGCGAAAGCAGCAATGATTTTTGGCTGTTACCCGTTGAACCTATGATTAGCATTGATGGAAAAAATATTATAGCTAAAAGAAATGTAGCTAAAAAACGTGATGGCGGCGGTTCTGTTAAGGAGTATTGGACACAGGATGATTGGACGATTAATATCAGCGGCTTACTTACCAACCCAAACACAACAGAATACCCGTGGAGTGATTTCAATAAACTAAAAAAATATTGTGAAGCAAAAGAACCGTTAGAAGTGCTTAACCCCGAATTTGATAAGTTGGGCGTAACACATATTGTTATTGAAAGTTTCAGCCTGCCTTTTACAAAAGGGCCTGAAAACCAAACATACACAATAAGTGCGGTGAGCGATAAAAGTTGGGATTTATTTATTCCGTTATCAGCAACAATTAACTAATGTATTTTAAAATAGACTGGCAAATACAAATAGGTAATTATAAGCTTGGGATGCTTGATAATGTTGAGATACATAAAAGTGTTGAGCTGTTGGCAGATACCTGTAGCATTAAGTTGCCTGCAACACTTTATAACAAAGCGATTTCAACAGGCAGCTCTAACGAGGTTGAAAGTAAAATAGAACGAGGCAATAAGGTTACGGTTTGGTTGGGTTACGATACAAAAAACTTTAACAATGTAAAGCCTGAATTTGAAGGGTATTTACTAAATGCTGCAACTGATGATGGAAGTCTTATACTTAACTGTGAAGATGATTTGTTTTTGTTGAGAAAAACAATAGCAGATAAGCAGTTTAAAAATACCGACATAAGGGGTATTGCAGAGTATGTAGTAACACAAACAGGAAGTGGGTTATTGGTTGATTGCAGCTATACAATGAATTATGACAAGTTTGTTATAAACAAAGCAACCGGCTATGATGTGCTTAAAAAAATAAGCGAAGAAACAAAGGGCAATGTTTATATAAAAAAGAATGAAGATGGAAAGAGTGTTTTAAACATTCATCCACCCTACACCGAAAAGCATGGCTATGTGCGTTACAGCTTTCAAAAAAATATTGAGAGCAGTGATTTGAAATATAAAAAAGCCGATGACAAGATTTTAGAAGTAGTGGTAGAAAGTACCGGCAAGGATGGGAAAAAAATAAGCGTAAGTGCGGGCAAGCCTGGCGGCGATAAAAAAACAATCAGCGGCAACGGCATGAGCAAAGATGCCATGCAAAAGTTGGCAGATGAAACATACAAAAAAACGCTGTATGATGGTTACGAAGGAGGGATTACAACATGGTTAATACCTAATGTAGAACCCGGTTATAGTGCAGAAATTAAAGATGAAGAGTATGAGTTTAAAAACGGATGGTATTACGTTAAAAGCGTAACCACAACATGTAGTAGCAGTGGAATTGTAAGAAAGGTTGATATGGGAATAAAAGTAGCAGCACCATGAGCAGGTATAAAAAATTAGCAGAAGCATTACAAAATTTAGCGGCAGATTCTATTATACACATGCCCTTAATTAATGCAGAAGTTATAAGTGTTGAAAATGAAAGTTGCACGGTTAAAATTGATGATGTAGAGATTGATGAAGTAAGATTAAAAGCTACCATTAATGGCACCAGCAATAAAGTTCTTTTAAAGCCGAAAGTTGGCAGTATGGTTTTGATTGGCAGTTTAACAGGTGATTTAAAAGATTTGGCTGTATTAAACATTGATGAGCTTGAAAAACTGCAATACGAGCAAGATGGGTTACTGGTTGAAATTGACAGCACAGATGCAAAAATAAAAATTGCAAATGCAGATACCAGCCTGTACGAATTGTTGCAATCACTGGCAAACCTATTAAAGCAATTTAAAGTACATACGCCTGTAGGCCCAAGCGGTACACCATTGCCCGATACAATAACAGCGATAGAGCAATTTGAAACAAGTTTTAAAAAGATTTTAAAATAAAACATGGCATTAGATAAAGCAAATTTAAAAAACGGCATACTGCAATTAATGACAGATATGCGTACAAGAAACGAAAATGCCGATGAAGAATATGCCACAAGAATGAGCAACCTAATGGAGGATTATGTAAAGAGCGGCGATGGAAAAATAACAAGCGGTACAATGAATGCAGGAAGCAACTCTGTTACCGGAACAAACACAGTAATTGTAAAAATGCAATAATGAGGGGCAGAGCAATTTTAATAAATGATGAGTATGCTGTTAAGATAGAACCCGAAAGAGACAGTACAGGAAAAATTACAAATGGGTTAATGATTGGCAGTACACTGTTACAAAATCAGGGATTAATTGTTTTGGCAACTAAAGGAGAATTTAAAGAGATGCCTGCATTAGGAGCAGGAATTGAAGGCCTTTTATTAGATAATGATTATTTGGAATGGCGGCGTAAAATAAGGTTGCAGCTTGAATTAGACAAGCAAACTGTAAACGAAATAAAATTTAACTCGGTTGATAATTTGGTAATAGATGCAGTATATAACAATCAGTAACGGACAAACTTTTTTAGATGTTGCCATGCAATATGCAGGCAGTACCGAAGCTGCATTTGCAATTAGTGTTAAAAATGATTTACCTATTACTGATGAGTTGGAAGCAGGAAGTGTGATACCTAAACCCGACATAATAAACGCTTCGGTTGCACAACTGTTCAGCGTTGAAAAAATAAAACCACGCAGCATATTAAATAACGCTGAAGGTGATAATGAAGGAATTGAACATTGGTATTTAGAAGATGATTTTATTGTACAATAATGGCAAAAACAATAGCAGACATAAAAAAGCAAATGACGGATGTATTCGTAAGCAATCAAGCGGTTATTGATGCTTATGAGCTAACACCCGGTAACACATTTGAAGATGAATTTAGCACAGTAAGTATTGAAAGCATCATATTCTATTCTGCCGCATTTGCAATGTGGTTGCTGTACTCGTTCTTTGATTTGTTTAAAAGTGAAATTGATACGCAAATTGTCAATTATTCCCATCCTACGCTTACACGTTATTCTGTAAAAATTAAAGAATTTCAATTCGGCGATAATTTGGTTGCAGAAAAAGATTATTACAATAATACAGGGTTAACCGCCGCGCAAATAGCAGCAAAAAGAGTTATAAAAAATGCCGATGCAGTTGAGCAGGTATTCAGCAATGGAAGGTTTGGCATAAGAATAAAAGTTGCCGGTGAAGATGGTAGCGGTGCAAGAGTAAAATTGCCTGATGTGCAACGTGATGCAGCCCGTGATTTTTTAAAGCGAATTAAAAGTGGTGGTACATACTGTGAACTTACAACAGATGATGCAGATTACTTAAAGCTGAGCTTGCGTATTTATTACAATCCTCTTGTACTAAATAATCAAGGGCAAAGGCTTGATGGTACAGATAATGAACCATTACAAAAAGCTGTTGATGCACATTTAAAAAATTTACCGTTCAACGGCAGGTTTAACCTA